GGGGGAGGGTGCTTGTCGATGCGGTGCAAACGCAATCGCCGCAGCCACGAGCAACGCCACGGCGGCGACGTGCTTGCCGTCGATGGTTGGCATGTGTGCTGTGGCGATGAACGCCTGCACCTTCTCGGTTATCTGCTTGCCCGCGAGCACGTAGACCGCGAACGCGACGAGTAACGCTGTGATCACTTTTTCCTCAGTAGCGGTAGGAGAGTCTCAATGGTTCCAGCGGCGATAGCGACGACCAGCGAGCGAGCGGCTGGGCGAACGATGTACCAAAACGGGTACGTCGCATACGGCACGCACAGCACGGCGACCGAGTCGAACAGCACGCCGACAGCCTCAAGCACGATGGCTCGCTTCTCTTCGCCCGTCAGCGTCTTGGTTGAGTCGAGCGTCTCGACAGTCAGCCGCACGAGTGCAGCGACGAGCATCCCGAACTCGCCCCACGTCAGACCGTCCCTGGCAGACACGCGAGCCGTCACAAGGAACGCAGACACCTTTGACGCGATGTCATTGAACGGCGCAGCGGCAGCGAGTGGAGCGTCAGCAACCATGCCGCCAGACTAGGGCGGCTGGGCGGCTTTCTAGACCGGCTCTGCCGACTCGCACTCTGCGAGGCAGGCAGCGTATCCAGCCAGGTCAATCGGCCCATCTGCGGTCTTGTTTGGACCGAGAAACCGTGCCACCTTGTCGAATGTCATGAAGATCGCCCAATCGCTTTCGGTCAGCGGTCGCTTTAGCACCTCGGAGAAAGCGGCGTTGATCATGCCGACAGTCCTTCGGAAGTGATGCCGTGGCCCGCCGTACTTGGGACGACGGTCACGAATCACAGCGAGTGCTTCCAGCAGCAGCCGCTCGGCTGGCGTGCTCGCTGTCGGTTCCTCTCGCAGTCCGTCAGGCGGCGAAGCGAGGATGCTGTCACCCGTCCACCGGATGTCGTCCGTCGAGGCTTCCATCTCCTTCTGCCCTTGCAGAATCCAATCAGCCGGCACCGTTTCCTCGCGCTCTGCGGCGTACTTCTCGGCACTCGCCTGCGTGATTTCCTTCCACCGATCTGGTGCCTCGTCTGCCGGTGCGTGGCACTTGCCACCGTCGCAGCAGCCGCCAGACAGGCGAGTCTCTACGGCTGCTCGCATCTGTGCGTTGGTGTCCTGCAAATCCGTAATAAATCCTTGCATCTTTTTCCTTTCAATGAGAAGTCGTGCCACGTCTGCCGCGAGCGAGCCTGCCGTGCCGGTCCACTGCCCTTGGTAGCGGTACGCTCGCTGGCGTGCGTCGGCGAGATACTCGTGAGTCAATTCGTATTCCATGCGTCAAGCCTTTTGCGTACGCAGGTCACGGTCGCAATAAATCGGCATGGCTTTCGTCACCTCGTGCCGCCCGTGGTCAATGACGATGCACGCCTGGCACGGTGGCTCGTACGCTGCCTTGATCCGTGTGGCGTATGCCGAGTGACCGATCACGCTGCCGTTGGCAACGTAGCGACCGGCACGCAACCACTGGAACTGGTGCCAGTGCCCGAAGCAGGTGAGGTCTGCACGCTTCACAGCGTCCCACGCTGCGATAGCTTTGTTGGTCGGGATCGTGATGCCGCCGATGCCGCCGCCGTACTTGATGGCGTGGCCGTGGTGGAATCGGACGAGGAAGCCATCAAGGTCAACGTAATTGAGGTAGCCGGTGCCGACTTGCCACTGCACGTTCTTTCGCTTCTCGCTGCTGGCAAGCGTGAGGTATAGGTGCTGCTCGAACGAGTGTTCCATCTCAGTGCCGATGCGTAGCTTTTCGGTGCTTCGCCCGTGGTTGCCGCTGTTGGTGGCGACGACAACAGACTTTGCACTATCAGCCACGGCGTCAATGAACGCCCGCAGCCTTTCACCGATCCACCGGGTTGCCGCCAGCGGTGCAAGCTGTGCAAGTTCAGCGGTGTCGTCATGGATGTGACCACTCAGAAAGTCCCCTCCAAGCCAGATCACGACACGGTCAATCTTCGCCAACTGGCGTTCGTGCTCAAGCAGCCGGAAGAATCGCTCGTGGAGTTCGTTCAAGCGGAGTTGACATACGTCAAGCGAGTAGTCGTTGAGCCCGTTGACCGTCTCTGGATCGACACGCTCTTCGCAATGGATGTCCGACAGCAGCACGACCATCGTTGCGGCGTGCTTCGGTCCTTTGACAGACTTGGGCAATGACGGCTTCGCAGCCTCAATGCCGTGCAACTGCACCAGGGCGTCTCCACGCTCTCTCTCACGGTCAATCTGAGCCAGCGCCGCCTTATACCTATTTCGGTACGTCGCCAGTTCTGACCGCAGCCGTGCGAGTTCAGCGTCAGCGGCAAGTTGCTGCGAATGACTCACGTCTGCTGCGACATCGTCCGTCAGGCTTTTTCGAGCCATGTAATCACCCCCTGTGGGCCAACGTCAGAGATGCCACGAGCACGCATGTTCTCGGATAGAGACCTAGCCAGCGTCTTCTTTCGCGTGCCTAGTTCGCCGGCCTGCCACGCCGCTTTGATGGCGTTCAGTTCGTCGTGATGCTCAGTGGCAACGCGCTCCCACCAGTTGACCGGCCCGTGGCGATAATCAGCCACTGCCTTTCGCACGTCGTCGAGCAGGCTGCCGCTTTGGTTTTTCGTCTTCACGCTCGGGCTCCTTCCCTTTGAGATGAATCCACCCGTCATCGTCTGGGATGCCGCCACCAGCGTGCTCCTCGTCGTCGTCCAACTCGGGCGGCAGGATCACCGCCTCGGGCTTCGGCTGTGGCTTGGTGCGTCCCATGCCACTAGGGTGGCAGCACTGTCAAGCGTTCCGGCGTGCGTTGCTGATAGCCCGCCGCACGAGCATCCGCCCCGCAAGGTCGAGGAACGGCAGGCCGCGAGCCTCGGCCTGCTCGCGCAGCCAGCCCACGATGGTGTCTATGTTGGCTTCGCACCAGCCGGGCGTCTCCTGCTCTCGGCGGTCCATCTCGGCGGCGCGAGCGTTGCAGGCACAGTCGGGCGTGGCGGTGATGCCGACACGGGCGAGGAGTTTTTTTAGCTCGGTGCCGGGGCGGTGGGGGGGGGGGGCTGGCGGTTCGGGCAGCCGCGACACTCGCGGATAGAACTCGCTGTCTGTGTCAATCGTCCACTCGTCGCCGTCCTGCGCGACGACACACGGCAGCACCTCGTCAAGCGTGTAGCCGCGCTCGACGCAACGGGCCTCAAGGTTGGAGCGGTGGCAGGTAATCATGGGAGTGGGTTTGCGGCGATTGCTTGAATTGAAACCACGTCTTCGTCAGCAAGGTCGGCAGACAAGTCGCTTGCAATTGATTCACCGCGACAGAAACGAATATCAGCATCGCTTACGAAACGCTGCCAAATGCTATAGGTCGCAAGGTTTGCGCCTGACACGTTGTGCAGAACGATGATTTCAAATCGCGGAGCAGACTGTGGCCCAGTTGTGAACACAAGCTGCGACGTTGCAGAGAAAGTCGATCCTGGCAGCATCGCGGCGGGCGTTGGTATTGTTGCGGTCCACCTAGAGCAGGATTCTTTGTAGAGCGTGTATGTTTGTGTCTTGTTGGTCTGGTCTGGCCAGCCTCGGTAATACACGCCGGTGCCAAGGTTTTGGGTTGTTCCGCTAATGGTTGCAGACACAGCAGTTGCCGAGAGAGTTGTCCCGTCGCTGCAATAACACAAGCAAGGATTCGGCGTACACACCGTCCCCACGCCCTTGAACACCTTCCCCGTCCCTTGGCACTGACACGCTGGCTTGACCGTGCATGTCGTGCCCTCGCAGCACGCGCCTTCGCGGCAGGCTTCGTTGCACTCGGCTTCGGTCTTGTGGGACGCTCGGCCTGTGGTCGTGACGCCGATAGGCAGGTTTGTGGATTGGTAGCAAGTCATGATTGCGTCACACTCAGGCCGAGAGTTGCCATAAAGCTGCCTTCCTCTCGCACAATCACCCTTGATCCAGAACTTGTCGAGACTGGCATCGGCGGGAAAACGGCTTGGAACGTCCGCGTATTGCTAACGCTCAGCAGTGACGAGCACTGGCCGATGGTGCCACTGAGGGATTGCGAGCCTTGCGGTCCAGAGCTATTTGGATAGCCTGCTGCCCTGTCTGGAAGCCCTCGGCATTCCATCTGCGAAAGCTCTTTGTATTCCTCAGTCGTAAACGAGCCGTACGACAGCAGGCTGTAGCGAAACTCAATCGACCATTGAGTGTTATCAGCCCTAAAAGTAATGTCACCGACGCACGTTGAGTGCGGAGTGGGCGAAAAGGTTTTTGTCCATGTCGATCCGCCTGGCTGTTTGGTAAGCGAGTGGGTTCCTGCATAGGCTGAACCAAGGAACCCGACAGACACGAAGTCATAAAGAGTCCCAAACGTCGGCGATTCAAACTGCCCGCGAGTCCATCGCAGGTAGTCGCTGGCAGTGATTGTTACCACAACGCCAGTGATGGAATCAGCAACGCACGCGGGGCTGAAGCAGCAATACCACCCACCGCAGCACTCGCAGTTCTCTGCGAGCTTGCCGTCCTTGACGATCAGCGATCCGTTTTGGGTGGCGAGTGTCATGTGCAGGCCGTGGTATCAATCCACGTCAATCCGCCATTGGCGGCGTGCGTGAGCACTTGCTGCTTGGACGCCGAGTAGCCTGTCATGCTGTGCCAATCCCAGCCGACTAGCACCCACTCATCAGCAACATAAGCGATGAGGCAAGCAGTCCCAGAGAGCGTGGCGATGTAGTTCTTCGCTGTGTATGTCGTGCCAGACACCACTGCATCCGTGACGGTTGTCGTGCTGCCTTTCGTCCACGTCCCTGAGAACGTGCCACGCTTGATGCCCTGAGAGCCGCCGCCTGCTAGCCGCACGAGTGCCCACTTGCCGCTTCCCGTGCCGCTGTCCTTCCAGAGAATCAGCCCCTCGCCCGTCGTGCCGGTTTTCAGTTCTGCCGCCGACGCCTTGCACGCAACGAACTTGTCGTCAGCACTCGTCACTTCCACCTTGCACTGCACGACGCCACCCACCGCCACTCTGCCAACAGCGTTCGCCGCAATCGGCTCGACAGCCACGCACCAGGCCGTCGTGCTCGCAGACGGCGCGTCACCCGTCAGTACGGGCATTTCCTCGAATGACGCTGTGGCACCGCCTGCCGACGACGTAGGCGTGATTGCCACGCCAGTAATCGCCAGCACGCCCCAGCGTGCGACGGTCACAGACGGACGGCAGTACGCCCATGTGTACGGCTTCAGCACAGGCGAGCCAGGGACGCCTTCTGTGCCGGGATTGGCACCGAGCACCAAGTCAGCGGCGTCCTGCGCCCGATTCCACGCCCGGGCACTGATCGCACCGCGTAGCGGCTGGCCGGGCTCGATGCGTCCGTCTGGACGTGGCATTAGACGTACCCCGTGCCTATGCCAAGCAGAGAGAAGTCTGAGTCTTTGTAGACCTTGTTGACGTAGACAGCCTTGGGCTTTTTCAGCAGGTTATAGCCAGACACGTCATCCTCGTACCGAACCCAGAGGTATTCGTGCCCCTTCTTGTCAACGAATATGGGGCCTAGTTGCTGTCCGGTGACGTTCTTTGACGCCACGAAGCGGTACGAGAGCGACCACGGACCCTTGCCCTTTTGGTCGTCCCACTCCTGCGATCCGCTGCACCCAAGGAACAGCACTTCGCCCGCCTCAAATCCACGGAAGGCTGCGTTGTTCGTTGTCCCTGAGGCACCTGCAATCCCTCGCACGTACGCAGCCGTGATGTACGCATTCGGCACGTCATACTGCTCTTGCCACTGAAGCTGAGGCACCACGACGTCAACGCCGTTGACGCCGTTTGAATCAACGCCGATTGCGTTGTATTGCGATGGTGGAGTCTGGCCGAGTATGCCAAATGCAGACTCAGCGTATGCCTGAGTCATGTGCTGCGTCCCACCCGTCGTATCGAACGACCGGGCACGCTTCATCGGGTCAGGCGTTGCAGGCTCTGCCCCCGCCTTCTCGTAGTTGATCGTGACTTGCCAGGCGTTATCGCCCAAGAAGGAGATCGAGTAGCTCTCGGCCCACAGCTGGGCATCAGCGACGCCGGGATACTGCCAGCCATAGCCAACGGTGCTGATCTGCTGGTTGACGGCAGCGTGGACCTCAAGGTCGTTGGCAGTGCCAAAGAGCTTGTAGCTCTTCGTCATCGTGCTGGCAGCCTTTCGGCCACGACGCACAATCGTTGCTTGGCGCGAGTCGCCGTCTTCAACCCAAACGAGTCCTGACATTACGCTGCTACTCCTGCTTGTCCCTGCTGCACAAGCTGACCGACACCCTTGGCAGTGTCTTCCGCAGCCTTCGCCGTGCGTTCAGCAAGCGACGAGCCAAAGCCCATGCCGCCGAGATTCACGCTAGAGAACGTGCCAGCGACTTCGCTCTTGCTCATCGCGGAGTCAGCACCAGCGGCACCAGCACCAGCCGTCGCAGCCTTCTCGGAAGATGACGATGCCGCACTTGCGACGTTGACGCGAGAGAAGGCAGCGTAGTATGCGTCGAGCAGTTTCGACTCCATCTCACTGCCCACGTTGCCACGCTCAATCAGTGCGTCCATGCTCGCGCCGATGTTCGAGATTTCATCCAGCGACGATGCAGAGCCGAGGGCGCTCAGGAGTTCAGCAGCGCTAGCAGCGTCTTTCCTGCGTTCACTTGCGCCGGTCGTGGCGTCGGACAACTTGCCCTCTGCCGCCTGCGTCGCAGCCCGGCGGTCCTCTGCCCGTTGCTGGTTTGCAACCTGCCTGCCGTCCTTCGTCGCCTGGGCGTCGTCCTTGATGGCTTGCTCTCTGTCCTTGCGTTCCTGCTCTGCCTGTGCGTTCTCTTCTGCCGCCTTGTCTGTGCGGCTCTCAATGCCTGGACGCTCCTGCCGTCGCTGCTCTGCACGGGCAGCGTTCTCGTCCCTGATTGCAGCGACACGCTCTTCCGTGTCCTTCGCACCCGTGATGAATCCCTGCACCCGAGTCCATGCGATTTGGATGCCAGCCACGAGGTTGTCAAACGTCGCCATCACGCCGTTTGCGATGTTGTCGAAGAAGCCCATGATGAAGGCTCCCATCGTGTTAAGCAGCGCCGCCGAGTCTGTGTAAATCTTGTCCCACGCGATGTAGATGCCCGAGCCGATATCCGTGAAGACGTCCTGAAACGCTGCCACCCACGGATCAACGTAGGACATCAACGCTTCGGCGCCACGCAGCCAGCCAGCGACAAGCCCAGCCCAGAGAATGTCCATCGCACCGGACAAGTCGCCGGCAGCGACTGCTTCATAGACGCCGTTGAAGGTGGCCGTGGCTGTGGCGGCGAGGTCGCCCAAGACGACGATGCCGTCAGAGACGGCAGTCGAGAAACCGCCAGCGATAGCACCACCAGCCTCGGTCACGTAGCCCGCCAGCCCAGCGAAGGCACCGGCGATCTGCGGGCCGAACTGCTTGACGGCGACGCCGACGCCTACAGCGGCAGCAGACAAAAGCAGAAGCGGTGCCAGAGGTGCGAGCCACGCAGCCGCTACCGCAGCAGCAGACGCCACAGAGCCAGCCACAGCCATTGCAGTGGCGGCGAGGTATGTGCCGATGCCAGCGACGGCAGAGCCGACGAATGCCGCCACGCCACGAGCAGCCGAGCCGAGCCACGCCGCTGACATCGCAGCGGTTGACGCAATCGTCTTGCCGACAGCACCCGTGAGATTGGCGGCGTACTGTGCCATCCGTGCTGACGCACCCGTTGCCCACCACACGAAAGACTTGTAGGTGAGCGTCAGCCCGCCGACGATGTCGCCGACGAAGCGAGCCATGCCGGAACCAGACACGGCAAACATCGCACCACGCAGAGCACTCGACGCCATCACGACGCCGTTGAGTCCTCGAATCGTTGCAGAAAAGAATCCAGCGCCAGCAGCGATTCCGCGATTGAATCCCGTGAAGAACACCGGGAACATTGCCGCAGCAGCAGCCGAGGCGGCACCGCTCATCCGCACAAAGCCGGCTGCACTCGATGCGGCGAAGCCTGCCAACGCCGTGGTAGACGACGCCGCAAAGCCAGCCATCGCACTGCCAGCAGTTGCAGCGAACGATAGGACGGACGCCGACGCTCCCAGCATCGACGAGCCGATTGAGTTTGCGAGCTTAAGCGTTGCAGGCATCGCCACCAGCGCAAAGCTCTGGCCGACTTTGGAGGCTGCGCCGATCAGCATCGTCAGAGGCGACAGAGCGAACGCTGCCGCCTTGCCGATTCCAGCCAGGCCAAACGACGTCACTTGTAGCGAGATGCCAAGCCCGACCATCGCACTGCCGACCGCGACCGCAGCAACAGCGAACTTCGCAAACGCCGCGACGGCTTCCTTGTTGTCAGTCGCCAGCTTCGTCAGCCCGTCGATGAATCCCGTGATGAACGGCAACGCACCCGCGAGAGCCGGCGCCACGGCATCCGTGATGGCAATCGCCATACGCTGCATTGCCGCCAGCACGCTACCAAACGAGCCAGCCAGGCCCGACATCACCAACTTGTACTTCTCGCCCACTGGCAGGGCGGATGCCATCGCTTCACGCATCTTGGTGAATCCATCCACGCCTTCAGAGGCGAGAATCGACGCGGCGCGAATGGCATCGGCACCGAAGATGCGGCGGAAGATGTCATCCTTCGCCGTCTGGTCAAGCCCGCCCATTGCCTGCGTGAGCGTGCCGATGATATCCACCATCGGCTTCATCTGCCCGTCAGCACCACGGAACGAGGCGACAGAAAGCCCGAGTTGGTCAAGAGCACCCACGGCATCGTCAGCCGGTGCCATCAGCCGCATCAGCATCGTCTTGACGCTGGTGCCTGCGTCACTGCCCTTCACGCCGTTATTGGCGAGGATCGCCAGCGTGGCAGACAAGTCCTCAATGCTCTGCCCCGCTAGGCCGGCGACGGCAGACGACATCGAGAACGCTTCCGACATCTGAGCGATTGAGGTGCTCGACGCATCCGCAGCAGAGGACAACGCATTGGCGGCGACGTCGGATGACACCTTGAACACGTTCATGGCGTCCGACATCACCACAGCCGCCTGGGCAACGTCCATCTCGCCAACCTTGGCGAACTCCAACGCCGTCTTGCCGGCACCGCCAAGGACAGCATCAAGCGACATGCCAGCCTTCAGCAGTTCAAGCATGCCTTGAGCAGCCTCGGTCGGCCCGACGCCGAGAGCCTGCGACATCGCCATAGACGATGCTTTGATCTGGTCAATCTGCGCCGACGTCGCACCAGTGCTCGCCCGAATGTTGAGCAGCGTGGATTCAAACGCTGCACCCTGACGCACGGCAGCGGCGATAGGTGCCGCCATGCCAATGCCAGCAGCAGCAAGCTTGCCGCCGCCAGACGCAAGCGAGCGGCCCATATTGCCGAGAGACTTATTGACCTTGGTCAGTGCCGAGAAAAACTTCCTCGGATCGGCACCGATCTCGACAAATACGCCACCGGCTCTGACTGCTCCAGCACTCATACGTGTTTCTGCCAGTCTTTGCCAAAGAGGCGTTTTAGGTCATCAGGCGTCGCCTGTCTCGGCTTCGGTTTCTTTGCGTAAGGATTCAGCTTGCGTGGGTCTGCCTTCGGCGAGTTCTTGTCCCGGTTGATGTTTGCCTGCTGTGCCAGCAGGTTTGCCGTGTGCCACCAATCGTGCTCTAGGCGGCTGTCACGAGCGGCGAAGAGTTGTCTGACGGTCCACTTGCCGGGATAGACTCCGAGGATTCCTGCGGCTTCCCAGATGGCGTCCCAGACGCTCCTGCGAGGCTCTCCACCGTCGCCTTCTCCAGACCCGCCTCCGCTCTGCCGAGCATCTCGTTTGCCACTTCGTCCATCTTGGACGCGAGAAGACCGATCATCTTGCGGAGGCGCTGCGGGAAAAAATCGACAAGTTCCTGCTCTAGCGCTTTCGTCGCAGCGTCCAGAGAATCGCCACGCAGACCGTCAAGGAAGTCTTCTCGCGACAGTCCCTTAGTCTCGACTTGCTTGGTCAGCAGTGCGTAGAGGATCTCGCCAATCTTGGCGTACTGGCTACGCAGCACTTGGAACGTCTGCGAGATGTTCGCAGCGTCCACCACGTCAAACGGCACAGCCTTACGCTCGCCGCTTTCCTCGTCCACGACATCGACCGTGACGTTGTCGCGGACACGCAGCGCAGACGCGACGGTCAACGCCACCTGCCACGGCCTGCCCTGGTCGTCTCGAAACTCACGCATGCCTACTCCCTCGCTAGCCTCGGGTCGGTCATCTTGCCTTCTAGAACAAACGACGCGATGCCGTCGATTGGGTCTGTCTCACTGATGCCTGTCATCACGGCGAGGAACGAAAAACCAGCGGCACCGCCTGACACAGTGAACGTCCCGCCCGAGTGCATCTTCTGAAACGCCGTGCCGAGGCCAGCGACGTCGTTCAGTTCCACGCTCACCGTGCAGTCGTAGCCTGTGTTGTAGGTTGCCGCGTAGCGACTGCCGTACGGGTTGACGTCAATCGTGCGGGCCGACTCTGTCAGCGTGACGTTTCGGGCGCTGGCGATAAATCCGCCATCGAGAACGATGGAACAGTCTTTCCCCAGCGTGATCGCCACTAGAACTCCTTGGCTGTCACGTTGTAGGTGACGGCACCGTCAACGCCGATGTTCTCCGACACGCTCATGATCGAAAACGAGCCAGCGGTGCCGGCTGCGGTCAGCGAGGTGATGAGTCCATCGGGATCGTGGCACTCGATTTCCCACGTCTTCGTAACGAAGCCAGCACGACTGACCCGGCGGCCAGGAGCACCGGCAGAGCCGCCGACGTTGGCACGGTTCGAGATGTCAATCGTTTCGCATTCCTCGGTGAAGCTCGCCGAGATAATGCCTTCGCCGAACGGAGGAGCGGATGCGTCTTTGCCAAGCGAAATAGCCATGTGTGATTGTTCCTATGCGTGAGTGGTTAGGCGCTGACAGTGCGAGAGCCGCTGACGGTGAAAGTTTCAATGCCGTCGAGCGGCTGAGACTTGGCAATGTTCGTGCAGATGTAAGTCGCGTTGCCGGTCTGCGTGCCGCTGATGGTGAACGTCCCGCCGATGCTGACGCCGGGAGCGTCCACGCACTCAAGCTCAATCGTCTGCTCGATGAGAGCCTTGCGGAACTTGCGGGAAGTGTCACCGAACTTCGTGACGTCAACGTCTGACGCCGAGTTGGTGACGGTGCATGACCGAGCGTTCGCGACGCCCGTGATAGTCACGTCTTTGCCGAGCGTGATCTCAACTGAGCCAATTGGCATTTGGTGCCCTCTCGTGTGCGAGTGCCAGCGGTGCGGCTGGTTCGCTCACGGTATGGGCAGCAGGGCGGAATCTAGACCGGGTATGCCGTGGCTAGTTTCTCGCCAGCATGTTTCGCCACTTCTCGTTAGCCTTCGCCACGGCGGCGTCAACTCGCTTTGAGCCAGCCATAAACGGGCGGGCTGGGTAGCGAGCCATGCGGGTGATGCTCGTCTTCTCCCAGTTGCGGCTGTAGCGGAAGCCGCCCTTGTCGATGACCCACTGAAGGGCACCGTATTCGTACTGGTTCCTCTGCGGCAGTGCGTTCGTAAACCGCCCCTTCTCGTCTCGCCCTTGGCGACCATTGCCACGCTTCCGCAGGTACGCATTGCGTGCAGCCCCGACGCCGATACGCCACGCCGTCTGCTTCACCGTGCCGCCCATCTGGTGCAGCTGTGCCAGCCACGGCTTCGTCTTGTACGTGCCGATCACAGCCGTTCCACGGGCGGCATCGTAGACATCAATGATGTCATAGTAGAACCACTTCTTAGGTGCCCACGACTTAATCGGCTGGCCTGCGGCCCGAGGCGT